AGCAGGCTCGACAGCGCTCGGCCGTCGGCCGCGACGCCGGAGAACCCGGCCGGGCTGATCGTGGCGGCCGGGTCGTAGGCGACGCTCTGGGCGCCGAGCGCGGCCTGGACGTAGGCCGGCGCGCTCGCGGCGGCCAGCTGCTGCGCCGCGGTGAGCGTCGTGGCCATGGCCGGGCCCGGCCCGGCTGCCCACGATCCGGAGATGTCCGCCGGGTCGATCGTGGCCCACTGGGCTGCGGTCCGTGCGTTGGCGCGGGCGGCGATCGTGGCCTGGTGGCGGTTGTAGGCGGCCGCGACCGCCTGGATGGTCACACCCCTGCCGGGACCAGGGCCGGAGCGGGCGCTGGTGCGCCGGTCGGGGGCTGCTGATCTGTGCCCATCAGGGCGGAGAACTCAGGGCCGAGCGCTTGCGTGCGCTCATCGGCGAACATCGCCCTCATGCGGCCCTGCTGAGCGCTGGAATAGCCCAGGTCCTCCCAGGTCTGCTCCCTGGGCACGATGCCGGCGACCTTCAGCTTCACCGCGGCGTCAGCCTTCTGCGCGTAGGTCGGCGTCGCCGGGTCGGCCCACAGCGTCTCCAGCTCCAGCAGCTCCGGGTCCCATTCGCCGGTCTGGAACCGGCGCACGATCCGCTGCGCTTCCTCATAGCCGTCGCCGAAAGCGCCGCACTTTCGCTCGGCGCGCTTGACCAGGGTGGCCTCGCGCGAGCGGATCGCGGCGTCCGAGGCGGCGTCGTCGGCCGTCAGCCCGAGGTAGTTCGGCGGAAGCGCGGCCTGCGCCGAGGCAACCCTGGCCAGCAGCTCGATGGTGGAGTGGAAGTTCTTCAGGTCCGACTCGGGGAACTGACCGACTTCGACCCCGTCGTCTTTGCGGTTCTTGGCCGTGGACCAGATCCGGCCGGCCAGCCGGGACCAAATGGATAGCGGGTTCCCGTTCTTGTCGACAAAATCTTGCTGGTCGAAGCCCAGTGCCCACCTGCGCGGGATGGCGTGGTACTCGGCGCCCAGCATCATGTCGGTGGCGATCTTGCAGGCGGCGTTGGAGATCGGGATGATGTCCGCCAGCTCGCTGATGCCGCCGGGCACCAGCAGGCGCCCGCGGTTGGCCAGCGTCACCACGGGCGGCCGGCCGAGATCGTGATTGTCGCGGTCGATTTCCTGCCAGCCGAGATCAGACCCGAATTTGTAGAAGTGCGTGGCGTTCGGCAGGTACAGGGTGGCCCATTGGTTGAGCAGGGTGCCGGTGAACGGGTCGGTGTCGTGCCACCGTTTCACGGCGGCCTGGCAGCGCCGGGTGGCCGGGTCGTAGTAGGCGTACATCTGGAGCGCTGACTCGGCGGTGATCCGCGGGGTGTTCGAGTCGTCCGGGTTCGCGCCGATGATGATGTAGGACCTGCGCATGACCAACGCGTCGATGTGCGCCTGCTGTGACTGCAGGGCCATCCCGTTGGCCTTCCACACGCGCCACATCTCGGAGTCGGAGCTGTCGGCGTTCGGCAGGCGGAAACCCGTGACGTCCAGGCGGTTCTCGACGGCGTCGGTGACCAGACGCGGCCAGTTGATGACCACCTGCTGCATCTGCGGGCCGAGCTCGGCCAGCAGCTCCGGGTGCAGATAGGACAGCGGCTGCGTGCCCTCGTAGTAGCAGTTCAGCATCGACAGCTGATCAAGCTCGAGCTGGTGGCGGAACAGCAACATCCTGACCCACTCGTCCGGCGTCAGGTCCAGCACCTACATCACCACCATCCGGCTGTCTTTCTTCGGCTTGAGCAGTCCCGCTGTGATCGCGTCGCGCCTGGCTTCCCAGGACAAGCAGCCGGTCATCGCCAAGTCGATCTTCCTGGGCGAGTCGTGGCGATCTTTCTGGATCGTCCACATGGGCTTGTCGAACTCATCGCGGACACGGGCGTCCCGTTTGACGGCGTTGGCGATGTGCTGGGCGTAGAGCTTGTCGCCGCTGTGGCTCAGCGATCCCTCAGTCTGCGCGGTGCGGAAGGCCCTCAGGGCGTAGGCCATCGGGCGCGGCCTGAGGGTCCACCACTCCACGACGATCTTCGGCCCGTACTTGCCGCCCCAGGTGGCGACGGTTTCCTCCCAGTAGGGAGGGTCCGCGTAGACGCGGACGACCTTCCACTGGTCGAAGGCTCCTTCTAGGGTGGCGTGCACCTCGGCGGCTGGGACTTCCCAGTCCTCGGCTTCCTTCGGGTCCGTAGGCGCTTCCCAGGCGCCCAGCACCCACTGATAGCCCGTCTCCAGGTGGGTGCCGATCAGTGCGGTGGCGTCCCGGAACCGGGCCCCGTCGAAGCCAACCGCGATCAGGTCCTTGTTCGGGACGATGAAGCCGGTCTTGGCGAGCTCGGTCCAGCGGTCGGCGTCGAAAGCGGCGCCCGACTTGGTGCCGCGCTGGTTCAGGAAATAACGGCGGGCGTCGGACGGGTCGGTGTCCGGTGCGCGCATGTGTCTGGCGATGGCCGGCAGGTCCATCCATCCGGCCGCGTCGCCGTAGACGTACTTCAGCGCGGGCATCAGCTGCGCGTCGTCCATCAAGTCTTCGACGTGCGGGGCCTGGCGGTGGTCGACCAGAAGGCCGCCGTCCAGGATCTTGCCGGCCTTGACGTCCTCCGCGTACTGATGCGTGGCCTCGGCGACGGACCGCTCGCCGACCGCGTACATCGTGGAGGTCTCCAGCGACCAGGGATCGGCCGCTTTGCGCTTCACCAGGTTGCGGAGCACGGTCTGGTGCATCGCCCGGGTCTCGGGCAGCACGTACAGGTGTGTCTCGTCGAAGACGCTGAAGGACTCTTTCCCGCCGTCCTTTGAGGCGCTGGAGGCGGTCGACGGAACGATCTCGCCGCCGTCTTCGATGAAGATCCGCGAGGACGTCTGGACGTTACGGCCCAGGTCGATCGCCGGAAACTCATCGCCGGCGACGTCGACCAAGTGCTCCAGCATCACCGTGACGTTGTCGTAGGTGTTGCCGGCCTGGCCCTCCTCGGTGGCCAGGCACCGGATGAACGGATAGGTCAGCGGCCGCCCTACCGGCTCGCCGGCGGCGTCCCAGCCATCGAACCGGCAGGGGCCGAGGGCCTCGAAGCACACCAAGGCGCCGGCGATCTCGCTCTTCGCGCGGCCTTTCGGCCGTGACAGGAAAGCCCTGTTGACCTTCCGGCGGCCGGTCTTCGGGTCGAGCTGGTAAGCCCGGACGATGAAGGCAGCCATCTCGTCGTCAATGACCAGCTTCTGTCCCTGCACGTCGCCGGGGCCGTGGCAGAGGTAGGCCTCGATCCACTCGATGGCGACGAACCCGAGCGAGACAAAGCGGTTCGGCGCCGGCCTACGACGCGGCTTGGCCGCCATCGATGACCTTCAGCACCCTCTCGCGACGTGTGGTCGCGGCGCGGCTGGCTGCCGCGCGCTTCCGGGGTGCAGGGGCCGCGGGCTCGGCCACGGTCCAGCGCAGGCGTGCCCGGTCCGCAGCTGTCGCGCCGAGCGACGCCTCGTTGAGCCTGATCTCTGACAGCAGCTCCTTGCCCGGTGATGCCCAGTACAGCTCGACTAGCTGGGCGAGCATGTGTAGGCGCTGCCAGTCGGTGGCCAGGAACGTGGCGGCCTGCGGCGAGGTGCGCCACGTGTCGTACCAGGCCAGGGTCCGGCTGTCGTAGTCGTGGCCGCCGGGCAGCACGGGGGTTGGCCCGGGCGGCCCAGTCGATGGGAGGACCGTGGCGGCCGGGTCGGCGTTGCGCCGGCGTCGCTGCGCGGGGTCCTTGGGGGCGGGGCCGATACCGGCCATCGTGATCACCTCTCGATGCCGTTTCGGCACGTCGCATCAGGCCGTTGCGGCAGATGCAGGCTTCACATTGGATCTTCGTATTAGTCGTACCGCCGGAACCCCCAGACCCGTACACACCGCGAGCTCCCTCCCCGGCGGTACTTCTCTCCATGATCGTTTGGGGTCACCCCCCACCCCTGATCATGGAGATCCATGATCGCCGGTCGTCAGCCGCGGCGGTTCCAGCCTCCTGGCTGCTCGCGCGCAGTCTCACGGCCATGGCAGGAGGCACAGACACCACGCATCCGGTGTGGCGCATCCGGATCGCGCACGCCGAGCGCCACCAGGTCGCGACGACTCACCGGCCAGTGGTCGGACACGGTCGACCGCGCGGTCTGGCACACGACGCAGACTGGATCGCGACGCAGTACAACGACCCGAGCCGCACGATATGCAGGGCTGCTGTAGCCGCGGTCTGCTGAACTACCACGCAGGACATCGGCCCTGCGTCGATGCTCCTCGCAGCGTCCTTGGTCGGTCAGCGTTGGACAGCCGGCTACCGCGCATACGCTGAGTCGCCTGCGCCTACCCATGTTGACCAGCTGCTATCAGTTGACGATGCGCCAGTCGTCGGCGAGGAGGTCAGTCTGCGCGGCGACCCACGGCACGAAGTCGCCACCGCTGGTCTTCAGCATCAGGTACGGCTGAAAGCGGCAGACGGTGCCTTCGGCAATGCCGGTTGCCGCAGCGGTGTTGGCGTTGATCGCAATGCCGTCCGGGTAGCCGGCCTGCAGAACGATCCACCGGCCCTTGCCGTAGTCGGGCCAGCCATCGCGCGTGAGGAGCTGCCCATCACGGAGCTCGTTGAGCGCCTCTCCGAAGTTCACGGCGTCAGACTCTTCGCCGGCCACGCCCACGACCCAGGGCCTTCGCCTTCGGTGCGCGACGTGGCCCAGAAACTGTCGACGCCGTCCAGCAGCACCTGCAGGTTTACCGCCGGACCGCCGAAGCAGCGGACGATCACCGCGGGGTAGGCCTCGCCGGCCATCGCCCGGTTGTAGCTGTAGCTGCCCACCGTGGAGGCGCGCTGGCGGCCGATGGCATCGGCGTCGTCTTCGCTCAGGGTGTAGTGGACGATGCGGCCGATTGTGGGCTGCTGCATAACATGCTCCTGACATGCGAAATGCCCCGCTCGAGTCGAGTCGGGGCACAGCTGTACTACCTGCACACAGGGTGCTACAAAGATCAGCCAGAAGCAAGATCCCGCGTCAGACGGCGTCGTCGACGTCCGCGGTCTCGCATCAGAGCTTCGACAGCGTCTGCGTCATACAGCGCGCGCCGGGTGGCGATGTCTGAGGCGATGGTTTCGCAGCGGGCTCTGATGGTCGCGGCTGGCCGGTCGAGTAGCTGTGAGAGTGCTTCTCGGTCGGCGAGTTTCAGTCCGACCTCGTATCGGACGATCATTCGCTCAGGGTACGGCCGGCCGATATTCGGCCGGCCGTTTCGGCTCGCCGTCAGGGTGCCGCTGTGGCGAGTTGCCGTTGCGGCTGGACGACGCGCGCCTTCACTTCCGGGTAGCGACCTTCGATGGCTGACCGGGCGCGCTTGGCGGTCGACAGGGACGGCTGGCGAACGGCGGACGGGAGGTGGCCGGCTGAGACGAGTTCGGCCACCCGGTGGGTGAGCGCTTCCTGCAGTTCGCTTTCGGTCGGCCGACGGTGGGTGGCCGACTTGATTTCCAGGTAGATCGGGTGGCCGATCTGGGCCCAGACGGCTGACGGCAGTTCGCCGGCGGCCGCTCGCGGGCCGAGGTCGCCGAAGGGGTTTGGCTGGCCGGTCGGCTGGACGGGAATCGGTGGCGGAGCGGTGACCGGCTGGACGGCCGGACGTTGCTGGACGGGCACAGCGGTCGGCCGACCGGCTGGGGAGGTTGCTCGGGCGGCCGGCTGGGCGGTCGGCTTGGTGGGTGGCTGAACGGCCGGTTGGACGCTCGGCCGCTCACGGGCGGCCGGCCGTTCAGCCGCGGGCGGCTGAGCGATCGGTTGGCCGCTGTGGCGCAGCAGCATCGAACAGATGAACGCGACAGCGGGCCATACGCCGATGATCACGCACAGGGTGAGGCGTGCCCGGCTAGCGTGTGCGGGGGCGTGTGCGAGGGCGTCGATCACGTTCGCGGCGAGGCTGAACATGGTGCCGCCGATCATGATCGTCCAGGGGGCGCCGGTCGGCTGGCCGTCGGCCTGGGCGCGCTTCAGCTTCCGGTAGGCGCTCATCGTGATCAGGTCGACGATGAACGGGTAGGCCCAGGCGGCCACGACGGCCTGGCCGCCCATCACGGCGACGTCGCGGATGTGGGTGAAGGACAGCGCGCCGGCGATCGCGACCAGAATCAGCGTGCTGTCGGCGACCTTGGTTCGGAAGTCGGCGCCGCGCCGACGCTCGCCGTGGTGGGTTGCGGCGCGGTCGGTCGGTGTAGCGTTCTGCGTGGACATTGGACTCTGCTCCAGTGCTTCTGCTCCGACCCCGGCGAAGACGCCCGCCGGGGTCGCTCCTTGTTCGGGGTCAGGCTGCGGTTTCTGCGATGGCGGCGCCGAGGAGCAGCCATCGGTTCTTGGGCCACACGGTGCGGCAGCGGTCGCACCGGATTTCGTCGGCCCGCGGGTCGGCGTACAGCACGCGGCCGCAGGTACGGTCGCCGAGCTGCGCAGGGCACTGGCCGATCCTCTTGAGATCGGTGGTCAGCCCGAGGGCGCTCCTGCAGGCGCCGACGATCTCCCGGATCTCGCCG